TGAAGCTGCCCTTCGGATGTTCAAAGCAGTTATCAGGCATTATCTTGCCGTCTTCTTCCTGCACATAAAACACAGTCTGCTTGCTATCCCACACCTGAATGCGCTTGATGCGTTTGTTGTCCTTGCCTATGCGGTCAATGTACCAGAAGATAACATATTCACAGCCGTCATCAGTTTCCTTTGCACGGACTTCAATGACACCCATGCTGTCAGCGCACTGGAACGCCGTCTTGCCGTCTTCTTTCTTATAGGCATACATATATTCAAAGCCCTTGGAAACTGCACCTGTCAGAACCTCATACAGTTCTGAAGTGAAGTCTTCATTGTCATTGAAATATGCATCAAGTTCTTCCTGAAGGTCAGGATTGTCAGACAGAATGAAGCTGTCCTTCCCGGAAAGCATGTACTGGACTTCCTGATCCACAAGCTCGGTGAAGAACGGATGACTAATCTTGATATTGCTTTTCAGCTTGTCTTCCTGAAGGTTCCCATCCGCATCAACATAAAAGATACGATAGTTCTTTATATCGTGGTCACCCTCGTAGTACTTCATGCCCACCTTTGCAAGCTGCTTTTTTGTGCTTGCTGCATCCTGGTCTATGAATGTTTTGATTTCGTGTTCTTTCAGCATATTTGTTCCCCCATGTTACACAAGCCATCTGTTGCCTGTTATGTGCTTTTCCAAGGCATAACGAAGGGCATCCATTAAGTGGTTAAAATCATCAATAGGCACATTCAGCTTTGTGCCGAATTTGTCTGTGTCCCATGTGTAGTTGCTTATTTCGGTTAAGAAGTTTACACACCGGGGATGAATTATAATTTCAAGGTCTTGTATCCACTGAATACCGTTCTTAATGCTGTCTTTGCCTTTTGCAGCACCCTTGACACGCAAGCCAAGGCTTTTCAGTTCATCAATTGACTTCGGTTCTGCACTATCTGCTGTGATGCGTTCCTTGCCGTATCCCATGCACTGTATAGCTTCAGCAATCCTTTTGTTTGACATGCCCTTTTCATATAGTTCATCAAACACAAAAAGCTGCTTTGCTTCCTTGTCTAACAGGCCGCAAAACAGTGCTGTGGGATCGTTTGTATAACCGAAGTCAAGTCCGAATGCAGACACAATGCCCGGTCTGCTTCTGACTTCATCAATGTCAAAGGCTTCTTCTTTCCAGTTTTCATATATCAGGCCGTCAACAATGCCCCAGCCGCCCAAACCTGCAACAGCATAACGCCGGGGATTGCGCTTCTTCATATCCTCAAACACTTTGATGTCAGCAGCATCAAGCCATTCATTGCACATGTAATTGGTTGTCAGTGCAAGCGTGTTGTCATCAGGATTATCAAAGAAACGCTTCTTCAGCCAGTGATGTTCATTCCACGGATTGAATGTCAGCGTGATTTGCTTGAACAAGCCTTCAGGAACTTCACCACGGATTGATTCATCAAGGATGTCAAAATCAGCTTCACTTGTTATTTCATAGGCTTCTTCAATCCACATCCAACAAAGGCAACCGACATCAACAGTGATTGATGTTACCTTCAAAGGATCATCAAGCCCACGGAAATATATCTTCTGACCTGTCGGCAAGTATTCAGCTTCAAGGGGAGATTCTTTGAATTGCCAAAGGTTATCAACGCCTAAACGGTGAACAGCCCACTTCAGTTCTGTGAAGCAGGAATCTTTCAAGGTTCTGTATGTCTTTCTGACAACTAACAGATTCGGCAGAAGCCCTATTGCAGAAAGTTTCATCATCATATAGATATAAAACAATGCTGCTGTTTTTGACTTTTTTGAAGCACGGCTTCCCTTGCAAACACGGTACCTGCCTTTGAAGTTCCAAAACGCTTTATATCCCTTGCCGACACAATCAGGCAGATATATTTTTGAATATAGTTCAGTCTTCAAGTTCATCTTCCCCTTCAAAGAAAACAGGAAGATTCATATTCATGTTCATGTTTTCAACAGGCTTCTGACCTGCCGTGTCACGCACCCATTCAGCGGCACGGACATTGCCCTTCATAGCCTTCTGAAGCATTGCTATTGACACAGCATCCTGAACAGTGATGTTCTTTCCCTTCAAGGTGGCAAAGCTTCTGATTGTTTCAATATCTGTTGCCTGACCTGATTTCATTTGCATTGACAGCAGGATTTCAAGCGTTTCTTTCATCATTTTCTTTTCACGCCTTGCCTTGCCTGATGCAATGCCGCCGTTGCGCCCCCTGTTACTTGCTTCGCTCTTGGTTCTGACTGGATTTAGGTTCTGCTCGTTAGCCACATCACATCACCTGCCTTTCACTGTGCTTCTTTGAACCAGAAGCTGAATGTTATTCGTCTTTCACTTGATGCCCCTGCAAGCTGCTTCTGAGGATTTTTCGCATCAACCCAACCCATGCCTTTTGTTCTGCCGCACCGGGCAAGCACCCATTCAGGATCACGCTTCAGCGCACCGACAAGGGCAGGTGTTGTTGTTGTCAGGTTCAATTCAAAGCCTTCTTCTTTAACGATTTTTGCAACAGCCCTGATGAAGCTTGTGCCGATGCCTATGCCCTGATAATCAGGCAGCACAACAAGCCTGTGAACCCTTTTCGCTCCCTTTTTCATAGGGAAATATATAATGCCTGTATGACAAACAATTTCATCACCGACAACGCCCACAAATTGCTGTGCCGCCGTGTGAAGGTCAGTGTTTAAATAATGATACTTCCTGAAGATTTCCCATACTTGTTTTTTAATTGCGTTGTCAACCCTGTATATTTCAAGTTTGATTTCCGGGCGCTTGAATTCGCCCTTGCAAGAAAAAAACGCTTTTCATCCGTGTCATATATCCAGTCAGGTTCAAGCCATTCGATAATGTCACGGTGACAGGCAACAGCAACAAACTTCTTGCCCTGTTTCCTGACAGCCTTTGCTATTGCATAGCTTGATGTCTTTGCAACTTCCCTGTTCACAACAGAAGTGAATTCATCAAACACAATAATGTCACGCTCTTCAAGGATGCTTCTTGCAAGGTCTGTCCGCATCTTTTCACCGTTTGACAATACGGAATAGGGCTTCAGCCAGGAAGGTGGGCTTGCAAAGCCAACGCTTGTAAAGGCCTTTTCAATATCCTTCAGGCTTTTGTTCTTCGGCATATCATCAATAACGGAAGAAGCAGAATAATCATAGCCTTTGATATAGTCGGAACCGAAGCAGTCTTTTGCAATTGTGCTTTTGCCTGTGCCTGAACTGCCGACAATCAAGCCAACATTCCAGTCAAGCCCTTCAATGTCAATGCTGCCGCTGAAGTGTTCATGCACATGTTCAAGGTCTAAATCAAAGTTATTGACAATACTGTTCACCCTGAATGTGTTGTCAGGATGAACTTCTTTTATAATGTCAAAGTTCGGCATTCGTACCCCTCATTTGTCAGCTTATAGAATATTTCTTCCTGTTCAAGTTCATTCTTGCAGGTGATAACAATTTCAAAGGTTTCACCGATGCTGTCTGACAGGTCAGTTCTTTCAGGCGGCACAGGTGCTGCTTCTTCTTCATCTTCGCCGAAGCCGAACACAGACATGTCAAAATCAAACAGGTCATCAAGTTCTTCTGCAAGCAGGTCAAAATCCCATTCAGCCTTTTCAGCAACTTTGTTGTCAGCAAGACGGAAAGCCTTTATCTGTTCATCGGTCAGATCATCCGCAATAATACAGGGAACTTCAGAAAGGCCGAGCCACTTTGCCGCTTTCCATCTTGTGTGACCTGCAACAATAATGCCGTTTTTGTCTATGACAATAGGAACCTTGAAGCCGAATTCCTGTATTGATGCAGCAACATATTTCATTGCATCATTGTTCTTTCTCGGATTCTTGCCGTAAGGCTTGATTTCTGTAACTTTGCGCTGTGTAATGTTCATCTGATTTCCTTCCTTCTTTAAAGTTGCGCCCACATTTCATGCTTCAGGCCGTTCAGATATATCACCGGGGATCTCCTTGAAGCAGGTTTATATGCTTGCTTGTCACCGTAACCGCCGTAACGCAAAGAAGCCGCTGTGTTCACAAACAGCTTTTCAACTTCAGCAACAGAAGAATTGCTGCCGCTGACCCTGAAGAACGATTCACGGAATACAAGCGGCAGATGCGTGTGGGCATGAATGTAAATGTCAGCATCAACAATGCTTGCAAGGTCAGCAAGCCTGTTCACCTTGCCGCCTTCCTTCCTGCCGCCACCGCTGCCGTGTGTGACATAAGCTGTGTAAAGCTGCGGCCTGTTCTTCCTGTGGCTGCTGCTTGTGCCGAAGCGGATAAACAAAAGTGCAGTAGTTGGGGAATATCTGTCAACAATCCCTAACTGACTGCACATTATTTCTGTTATGTCAAGGCCGTCCGTCTTGTAAATCCTGTGTTCGTGGTTCCCTGGAAGCACAGCAAGAATCTTGTCCTTTATCGGTGCAAAGATGTTCACACACTGCCGCAACTGTTCCATAGGCTGAAGTGATGCGCCGTAAGTGTCACCGATGCTGCTTGCAATAGCGGAATCCATCAAGTCACCGTCAAGGATGCAGTAAGCATTCGGTGTGTTCTTTATGTGTTCAATCTTTTCCATGATAGCCTTGAAGTCTGAATGAATGTCACCGAGATGCAGATCAGACATCGGATGCACTTCAATTCTTTCAGCAAAAGGCAAGTCACATTTTATAGCTTTCATACACCTTCCCCTTTCTGGCATAATAAAAGCCTGACAGGTAAGGAGGTGGAACCCTGTCAGGCTTAGAAGCTATCATCATTTAATTATTGCAGCATAACAATAACATATTTAAAATAGGACATTCAAGGACATTTTAGGACATCTTTTTCATTCAGGATTTTTCGGACAGCTTGAAGGGCTTCACCGTGCAGCCGTGTTATGTGCCTGTATGTATAGCCCATTTCCATTGCTATCTGTTCCCACGGTTCATATAGCAGATAACGCTTGCTTAACACCTGAAAATAATCAACATCTCTTATCTGTTCAAGCACACGGTTGACTTCACGCTTTCTGTCAACATATAAGTCAATAGACTGATTAATTTCATTCTGCAAGTCAACAATCTTTGCAACGGCATCACCGAGCTTGTCTTGACTGCCTGAAGCAGACACAACATCCTGCTTCAGTGAACTTGTGATTTTAAGTGTCAGTGACCTGAGCCGTTCCAGTTCTTCAAGCTTGTTGTTTATATGATTGTCAAAAAGCTCTATCTGCTGCAAGAAGTCTTTTGTATTAAGTTCAGACATCAGCATCACCTTCTTTCAGATTATGTGTATCGTTCCTCATACGGCACAAACAATGAGCCTGTGTATTGCTTCAGTTCCCGGTCAAGGCATTCTTTGCTGTACCACATTTGTTTATCATGCTTCAGGTCATCGGAATAGTCCTTCATGTATTCCTTGTAAACTTCGGTCAGCTTGTCATCAAATTCCCTGAACTTGCTTTCCCGGAAGCCCATTCTGCCGAGGGCAATTGTGACATGATCCAAGGTGAAAACCCTTGTGAAGTGCCGTATGTCTTCATCATGCGCCTGAAGTTCTTCCTTTGTTCTGAAGATGTTTATTCTTTGGCATCTGTCACCCTCCTGACCCATTCCGTTATTGAAGGACAGTTTTCACGCCCCACGCAATCATAAGCACCACAATAGCGGCACACTTCCTTTGAAGCTTCATCTTCAAGCCGCTTCTTCAATATTTCAAGCATATCTGCTGCCGCATATAATGACTGCGAAGCGTGGCAGCCGTTATTAGTTCTGTCACAATAGAAAGCCCACCACCGCAGATTGCCTATGATAGTTTTAATGCTCATCGGCTTCACCGTCCATTTTTGCACCGCAGTTGGGGCAGAATTTATAACAATTCTCGTCTGGCGTTCCCTCATCTAAAAAGAACGCTTCTCCGCATACTGAGCATTCATAATACACATCCATAAGGCTGTCCTCGCATTCTATCCACCGCCCATGCTTCTGCACAGTCACGCCGTGGGATATGAGCAAGTCGGCTATTTCGTCAGTGTGCAGAAGCGCATAAACAATAACATCATACACGGCAAGTGCGTCATCAAGCAGCTCAATAAGTCTTTCTCTGTCATTCATCGGCCTTGCCTTCTTCCTGTGCCATTTCTGCTTCAACCATTTTTTTAAGCTTTTCCGTCCAATCCCCTAACAGGAATGAACATTCAAACATCACATTTTCAGCCGCTTCAATTTCTTTCCGGGAAGCTTTATCATTGCGCCGTTCTGCCTTCAGCTTGCGCCTGTATGCGTTCCTGTAATTGTTAGCCGCATCCTTGTAAATGGCTTCAATCAAGTTCATGCAGCCGTTTTTATCACATTCCCTGCCTTCTGCTGCATCACCTTCTTCAAATTCCGGGCAGTAAAAGATTTTATAACTATACGGCTGACCGTCTGCTGTTTGTGACATTTTTGCTCGCCAACCCTTGACAGGCTTAAAATCTTTTGCCCAGGAACAACCGTCAATGCCTTTCTTGCAAAGATAGCAGCAGTTGTTTCCCGGTTTCCACGGCACATATATGCGGAAATATTCATTCATTGCTTCTGTCATTATTCTTTCCTTTCTCCACGGCTGCAAAAGCTGCCCTCTACCCACTTGCCATTATCCGTCCGCTTACCTCGGAAAAGTATTTCACGCATGTTTATCTCCTTTTCTTCTTCAGGCCGTAATACTGTGTTTGATTCAAGGCCAGATTGTTTAAATACTCCTTATTTTTTTCTTCTTTCTTTGCTTCAAGGTCTT